GTGATGTCGTTGCGCTGCTGATCGGATCTCGGGTCGAGGTATGCGGCGGGCATTATGCGGCCTTTTCGGTTGCGACGTGCAGGACATCACGCCGGCGATTGAACTTGTTGGCCTCCCAGGCCTCGCGCGTCAGCCGGCACACTACCAGATCACGATCGCGACCGAGCATGCGCGGCAGTAGCGTCGGCTCGTAATTGAAGGCGATCAGCTGCCGCAGCTGGCTCTTGTCGTCGGCCGGCACGCGGTTGACCACCATCTGGCACTCGAGCTGTAGGAACGGATACTGATAGGCGCGCCACATGGTCTGCCGCGTCAGCCATTTGGCGCCAGGCAGCGCCGCGCCCGACATCTCAATGACACCGGCCTGCTTGTCGTAGTTGTTGTAGAGGATGCCGGCGACCAGGCGGCCAGGGGACTGCGCATCGTCTCGGGCGATTATGCCTATGGTCGCCGTCATCGGCGGCAGCTCGCGACCCTGCCACGCCGGAACCAGCGTTGCCACGAACTGCGAAACGATGTCGTCGTATCCATAGACGTAGTCGAGCATTAGTATGGTCCTGCCTCACCGTTGGGTCCGACACTGTTCTCGCCGCCAGGCCCTGGCCCAATGCCGAAGCCGTAGCCGCCGCCGGGATCGCCAGAGCTACCGACGCCGCTGCCGCCAAAGCCGCCACCCAACCCGGCACTGGAGGCCGCGTCGTAGCCCAGGTCCATGTTCATCGACATCATCAGGCCAGGATTGGCGGCGAGGGCCGCCGCCAGCGCCTGCCCGTTAAGGCCGCCCCAGCCGGGGTTCATCCCCAGGCCTGGCGTGGCGTTAAGGCCCGGTACGCCTTGCGCGCCCAGGCCAAACCCGCCCCAACCGCCGCTGAAGGCTGTGCCGGAACTCGGCTGCCCCATCGTCGCGCCCGGACCATTCGCCATGCTGGTACCGCCGGTAATGCCTGCGCTGGTGGGGCCGGTGATGCCGCCATAATCTGCAAAGCCCTGTTGCGCACCCCAGCCAGAGGGGGCAGAGCCTTGGGCGGTCGGCCCGTTGGCTGCCTGGTTGGCCTCGGCGGGGCTGATGCCGGTCGGCCCTACGGCGGTATTGCCGCCGCCAAACGGCCCGTAACCGCCGCCGCTGTAGCCGCCGCCGAAGTTGCCAGGGCTGTAGCCGCCGGCCTCGCCGCCATTGCCAGGTCCGCTGCCGTAGTACTGGGCGAGCCAGTCCGCTATTTGCTGCTGCTTCTGCTTCTGCTGTTCCTGCTCCATCAGGAAATACCGACCGGCTTCCGAATTGAAATACCCGCCGCCTTGCGGCGTCTGTGGCATCGCCTGTTGCTGCGGCTGCTGCGCCATCATCGCGGCGTAGGCGGCGTAGGGGTTCTGCTGCGGCTGTTGCTGCGCCATCATGGCCTGCGCGATGGCGTCACGCTGGCCGCCGCCGGCGTACTGCGGCGGTGCGCCCATTGATGCCTGCACGGCGGCTTGGTCATAGCCACCGCCCCCTTCCATCGCCGCTAACTCAGCTCGCCGGTTGATCTCGGCCGAATAGTCGTTTGCGCCATCGCTTGCCATGTCAGCTCCTGTTCGACCAAGTGTCCTGCGGTGGCGTCGGCTGCGGCGCGCCCATGCCGAAGAAGTCGCGCGCGCCCTGCCAGAACGGCGGCAGCTCGCCTCCGTAAGGCTGGGTGGACTGGTTGCCGGTGGCTTTGTCGATGGTGCCCAGCGTGCGCTGTAGATCCTGGATGCCCTGCTGGGTCTGCGCCGGCACGTCAAAAGAAGGTGCCATGCCCTGCGGGTAGCGGCCGGCGAAGCTGTTCTGGATTGGCGCTTGCGGGTTGTAGCCGAGCAAGCGTTGCTGGTCGGGCATCTGCATCTGCGTCTGCGGCGCTTGCGGTGCGCCGCCGCGCTCCGCCAGCCATTTCTGCGCGGCCTCCGGGCCGACCGCGCGCGAGAACGTCGCATAGTCCTGCGCGCTAAGGCCGCCGGTAGCGCCCCCGTAAGTGTAGCCGCCTTGCGACGGCATTCGCGGGGTCGCGGGGTCGGGATAAGGATTGTTGCCTGTCAAGGTATTGAAGTAGCTGTTTGGGGTCTGCATCCCAATGCGGCCGTTGATCTGCCGTTGCTGCTGGTCGTAGGCCGAGCCGAACGTGTTATCGAAGTAGCCGGGGCCGTAAGATTGTGGCGATGGCTCGTACGACGGCGCTCCCGACGTCATGCCGGTCCAGTCCCGTACGCCCTGCCAGAACGAGGGGATTGGCGCGTTGCCGGGCTGGTTGGGCGACTGGCCCCGATCGCTGCCGATCCCGCCGCCCTGATACTGCTGCGAGATCTCGCTGCCGCGCCCGGCGGAATACATTGCCTGCTGCCATGCCGCCATGTCGGCGGCAGACAAGCCGTCGAACATCGTGGCTGTGTTAGGCTGCTGCGGGGCTGGCCTGTCGAAGATGTTGCCGCCGGTCGCGCCCGTGTAAGCTGCCCCCTGTCCCGCATAGTAGGCGGGCTGCGCGCCAAAACTGCCGCCGCTGTTGGCGTAGGGGTTGTAAGCCTGCGCCATCTGGGCGATGGCTATCTGGTTGCGCAGATAGTCGGCATTGTTGTTGTTGATCGCACCTGTTGCCAGCGGCGTGTAGCCGTTGCCGTAGTTGATGCTGTCGGAATAGCCGCTTGCGAGGTCCATTAGCCGCCCTCCCCGCCAGTGCCACTACCGCCGCCAAAGCTGTCTCGATAGACCGGCGCATCAGGTATCCGCGCGAACTGCTGCGATGCCCACTTGTTGGCGGCGTCCAGGCCGACGTGACTGACAAACGTATTCCAATCGTTCAGGCCGAGACCGCCATACGCCTGCGTCATCATGCCGGCCGGCGCGGTGACGCCGAGGCTGTCGTAGCCGCCCATGACCGGCATGGTGCCGCCGGTGGCCGTGGGAACGACGCCGCCCTGGCCGTAGTAGGATTGCTGGCCGGTCGACTGCGCTGCCGGCTGTGCAACTGCCGCCGCGGCGATGGCGTTGCGCCTGGCGTCAAAGTCATACGGCCCGCCCTGCGCCCTCACCCGCAGCGCCTCCGGGTCAAGCATGCCGCCAGGCTTGCCGGTATTGAACGCCACCGGCGCTCGCGTCTGCTCGATATTAACGTCGTTGACGTTGAAGACACGGTTTTGCCAGTCGTTCACCGCCTGCACCGAGGCGGGGTCATTGGCTCGGTACGCCGGTGCAAACAGGTCGCCCATGGCAGGCATTACGCATCTCCCTAGACGTTGACGCCGGCGGGTTCAAACGTCGCAGCGATCGATATCAATTCCACTTCCGGGGGCGCCTGTTGCGCCACCGTCACCTGGCAGATCGGCGCATGACTAAACCCGGTGTAGCCGATCGACACCCAACCAGTGTTGCGAACTGTCGGCTTTGACGGCGCCGCCTGGTCCCACTGCGCGTACTGCGCAATGTCTGGCGCCGACGGCGGCGCGCTGCCTGATCCGGCGTAGCCCCACAGCCCCTGATCCCAGACATCCAATATTCCCGGATCCGGCGCTGCGGACGGCGGTGTTGGAATAACAATAACGTAGTCGGTAGTGCAGGACAGTTGCGGCTGAAACGGCTCGCCGGCCCTGGCCGAGAACGAGGCTCTCGCCTGACGCCATACCAGCGTGGATGACTGCGAGGAAAACATCTCCCACCCGCCCACCATCGTCGCGGTGTACGGCACGCCATCATCGTATCCGGTGCGATCGGCCTGCATGATCTTGCCGGTTTGCGTGCCGAAAAACATATCGCCGCGCATGCGGCAGAAGCACATGGCGTCCCAGCCGATAAAGCGTGTCCAGGCGCCGGTGGCGATATTGACCACGCCGCAATACCAGCTGCCTGGATTGCCGCCGGGATAGGTGACAAACATGCCACCGTATTCGTCCCACTTACACAGCGTCCATGGATAGCTGCGCTTAGCGTTCACCATGTCGCGCCACATGGGCTTGATGGCGCGGGTGATGGCGGCCAGCTCGAGCTGCGTGCTGTCCTTGGTGATGGATGCGCTGATAGGGATAATGCCGTCGACCGTTGCAATCAGGATGTCGCCACCCACGGCTGTGTAGGCGTTCATGCCGAGCGGCACCGAGGTCTGGTATCGGCCTTCCTGGCGCCAGTTGGCGACCGTCGACGGGTCCGAGCCGGTGAAGATCAGCAGCTCGCCCTGGTCGGTCAGAAACACGCACTTGTCGTCAATGCCGTCGCCGGCATCGAGGCTCCAGGTAAAGCCACACAGCAGTTTGCCGCCTTTGGTGGCGGCGCCAGCGAGCGGGATCAGGTTGAGCTGGCCCTGGAAGGCGTTGGTCGGCAAATACCACGCGTTCATGGTGCCGCCCTCAACAAAGAAGTAGCGCCCGCGGTACTTCCACACATAGGTCAGGTTGTGTCCTGTCGCGCAAGACGGCGGCGGCGTTATGACAGGGTTAGTGGTGATCTGGCTGGCGTTGAGCGTCGTCCAGGTGGTGCCGTCGAAGTGCAGCAGGTAGTCGCCGCCCTCGTTCGCCACCAGCATGTGGTCGCCGCTTTGGTTTGCGAGTTGCGAGGCCACATAGTTGCCGGATGTCTGGCCCGATTTAATCATCGTCGGCGTTGGCGCCGTAACGTCATAGAGCTTGTTGAGGTTACCGGCATACATGCGCTGATTGTTGCCGCTGATGAATTGAAACATGGAGATGACCGGCGTTGTTTCCGGTAACGTCGCCCACGTTATGCAGCCGCCGCGCAGCTTGATGCCCTTCATGGTGGGCGCCCAGTTATCCAGCACCAGTGCAGCGCCAGGCTGCATAAAACTCTCGTTCTCGTTGAGGATCAGCCCGCGCGTCGGCGCCGGAATAGTAATGGTGCGCAGTTGCTGCGCTACCTGTTGCGGCACCGGCGATCGGCGAAAGGCCTGGTGGATGCTCATGGCACCATCCCAGGCACATAAATCGTCTGCGTCGGGATTGCCGTCTGCACGCTATCCGAGATTGTCCTGCGGCCGATAATGATTGGCCCAGGACTATCTGAACCCAGCATGTTGGTGATGGCATCGCCATAGGTGCCCATATCCTCGCCATACGGCGATCCCTTCTGGGCCTTCCATTGCCAAACCATTCCGAGCTTCAAGGTGCGCTCATCGAGCACAAACGTGTCGGCGTCATTCATGAAAGCATCGCCGCGCCCGCCTGATGACAGGCTGATGCAGTTTTTGGTGAGGTAGGCGACATTAGCGGTGACGCCCGCGGCCATCACCGGATAAATGTGGATCTGGCTGCCCAGGATAATCCACTCGCCCCAGGCGCTGTCGGTGGCATTGGCGGCGCGGCGCACCAGCCACTCGTCGGCATCAGGCACAAACCGCATCGGTTGCTGTGTTGATGTTGAACGCCACACATTCGATGTCAGCAGCATGCGCTTGTAGTCTGCCGGCAAGCTGAAGGCTGTTGTAACGCCGTCGCCAACAAACGTGGCAATTGCCTTTAGCGCGGTCCAGTCGCGATAGTCGTAAGCGATGCGCTGCGCCATTTCATTAGCGAGCGAGAGCATCTCCTGCATGGTGCGGTTGCCGGTGATGTTGGAAAAGACCGAGGTTGGCACAAGAACGCCAACCGTCGCGCAAACATCCTTCACCACCGACAACAGCGTCATGCTACGCTACCTTCTTCGGCGAACACTCCTGCGCCATCCGCACCAGCGTCCTGCGGTTGCAGTTGCCCTGCGGTGGCATGCCCGTGTGGATCTTGATGAACTCGCGCATGCCCTCCAGCGTCATGCCGGCGAACTCGCCCTCTTCGGCCTCACGCTCTTTCTTCGCTGCGTTGTCCTCTTCCAGGATGGCGTTGCGCGCCTTCAGCGCCTCCAGCTCGGCCTGCATCTGCATGTTGGGGGCGCCGATTTTGGTTGTCTCGAGATACTCGGTGGCGGAGTTTTTCCATTCGCGACCACCAGGGCCAAGGTTCTTCAGCTCGGCGCCCTCGATCGCCGCCAGCGCCTCGACAGTGTAGATATTTTGCGCACGCAGCTCGGCGCG